CGGTTCGCTCACCTCGGCGGGCGGCTGGGTCGGCAATTCCGGCGGCATCGGGGCCGGTGGGTTGTTGCTTGGTGGGAAGGACGAAGCTCCTATCGCTGAAGAGTCCGGTTGCTCGGGCAGCATTTTGACCTCTCTTTACTTCCTCCGGGTCGCGCTTTTGGATCTGGTTGATCAGGTCCGCATACTCGGCCCAGTCTTTCGGGGCGCTCTCACCCCAACGGTACAGCCTGGTATTACTATCCTTGAGGCTGTTTTGGGTCTTATCGACCACGATGAGAAGAGATCCTACCCCGGTCGCGCGTTGATCGTAGGCACCTGCTGGGCTTTCGATCAGGGCGCGCACATTGTAATTCTCTTCCAGGTAGGTCAAGAAGGCTGACTTCTTGACGTTGAGGGCGCGCGAGCTTCTATCCACAGTATACATCCAATTCAGGGGCATCACGCCCACGAATCGGCCACCCGGCGCCAGGCGTTCCATCATCAGGTAGGTAAACCGCTGCGACCAGTCGTTCATACCCTTGATCGGGTGCGGCATGGCCTGCCCGTATTTCCCGGTGGAGTAAGCCCCCCAGGGCGGGTTCGTGATTTGAACGCTGGCGTTCGGCTTGAGCAGCTTCTTATCGCTGCCAATCAGCCATTTCGGACTTAGAAGATCCAGGTCAGTCGGATTGAAACCGATCAGCTTGAGCACTTCGCGGCGCTGCGGGTCGATCTCGTTGACGCGCACACTCACGCTCTTATCGTCCGCGAAGCGGTTGACCAGGTTCCCGGTGCCGGCGGTGGGTTCCCAAATCACGTCACCCGGGCGCACGTCGGCGGCTTCTCCCGCGGCTTCACTCAGGGTCAGGGGGGTAGAGAACTGCTGCAGTTCGCTCTTGAGCAGGGTCCGGCGCGCCTTCACGAGCTGCTTTTCCAGGGCGGCCAGTTGCGTCAGGCGATCCACCAGGGGCAGCCCGGCCATGTTCGCCCGCAGCCGGCGGGTCAACAGATTGAATGAGCCTTCTAGCAGGTCATACGCATAATTGAGATCCGCTTCCCGGTCCAGGTCAAATCCAAAACTGCGCGCGAAGTCTTCAAAGTCCCGCGACGTTTTGAACAAATCTTGCTGGCTGACAATCCGCTCTGTGAGGGCGGTCATCAGGCGCGCCTGGCGGTCGGGTGCGGGTTCGGCAACCGGCGCCTGCTTGACCCAGGGGCTGGGTTCGGGCTCGGGCTGGTTGGCAAATAGCGGGCCTAAGTCCGTGGTAGTTGGCGCTGGTTTTGGTTTAATCCCCTCGGGCTGGGGTAGCTCGAAGAGGGACGATTGCAAATCTTCGCGCGCCGGGTTGAACTTCTGCGCCTGCGCGGTCTGCGCCTGCAACTGCCAACCCTCGGTCTCAGGGATCAGGTTGAATTGTCCTTCTGGTGTTGCGGTAGTTGCAACAGGCTCGGGGGATAATGGAGGTTCGGCTACCTGGCGGGTGTCTGCTAACCCCATATTGCGGGGGTCTGTTGGGATCGCTATTCTCTTGATCCCGCTATCAAGAAGCGCATTTCTCAAGTCGTTGAGCTGCTCGTAAGCGTTCCACACGCCAGCCGCATGCAGTTTTTTGCTTGCCTCGGACAGGCTGCTGTCCATCGCAAAGGCAGCTTTAGCCGAGTACCCTCTAAGCATTTCGGTGTATCGCCCGTACCAATCTGCACTATTTGAGGCGGTAATATCTACAAACTCGTTGGGTCCAAGCTTGATGCGACCAAACGACTTCTCGGGGATAACCGGCTTGACTTCCTCTTCCTTGCGCAGCCGATCAAATACCTCTGTCAGGTAGTCAGGCAGCGGCACATCAATCGAGTGACCTGTCACCTGCTGGTAGACCTTGAGCATGTAGATCTTGATCTTATCCAGCACAGCCACCACCTGGGCGGGCAGGTTCAAAACGTGCTTGCCTTCCACCAGGTAGCGCTCATTTGCCCGGGCTAAGATCTCCTTGGCCTTGGCGTTCTTGGTGCCGTTCTGCCAACCTTCGGGCAGGTTACTGATTCCATGCTCGTCGGCCAGGTATTTCTCGAACACCTTGAGCATATCCGCCGGCAGCAAAGGCAGCAGGGCATGGAAAAACTCATGGTGCCAGGTGGAGAAGTTGCTATCCCTCTTGGCATCTCGCATCAGGCGAATGTGCGCGCGCCCTTGTTCATCCCAGAAGGTGGCGCCGTTGCGATCTTGGAAGAGGGCATTGTCAAACCGTTGGCGGACCATCTTGTTAAGGTCGTCCAGGGCGTTCGCCTTGGTGGTCCCGAAGGTACCGTACCCGCCTCCCGGCGTGTCGTACTGGATTGTGAAGTAGTTATGTGGGCTGTACGCGATTCCATTTTCGATAGCCCGCATCTGTGCGCGTGTTGGACGAGTAGCCATATCCAAAAAGATCAAAGCATTCCCTGCGCTGGGTGAAGAGGCGTCCATTCGGATGGCATTAGTCTGGCGTTGGAAGTCTCGAATGTCTGCGTTTCCGCTTGTCTTATTGCGCCCCAACAAATGCGCAGCTACGCCGGAATGTTCCAAGTAATCCCGCTCTGCCCGCCTCAGGTTCAGCAACCGTCCATCAGGGAGAATGTACCCAGCCTGGCCGAAGTCTTCAGTCGTTCCATACCTCTGAACGGCCTTCTCTACCATGGCCTTGCCTTCGCTGTCCTGCCATAAGAACTCACCCGAGTGCCGACGATTAAGCAGATCTCGGTAGCTCTTCATCGTGCTGGCCGCAATCTCGCCGGTCTCCTCATACCATTTCAGGTCTGACAGGGCCAGCTTGAACTCTTCCCAGGCTGCCTCATGCCCAACAAACGAAGGAAATTCTGACCGGTGCAGCTCGAAATTTCCATCGTTAGTATAGGTTGGGCGATAATAACCCTCCTGCTCATACCGTTCAATAAACCGTTTCGCAACAGGGTCATGCCAGGTTTCTTCAAGTAAAGCCTTGCGCGCCTCATCCAGCCGGCGCGTCAAGCCTTCCTGTACTGGCAGCTCGGCAAGCTGTTCCAGGTGCGCGGGCAGGTCTATATCACCCACGCTGGCTAAGATCCTCTCCCGCAGCGCGTCCACGCTCTCGCCGGTCACGGCTGCCAGGTTGCGCGTCACCAGGTCAAAATCTTCCCAGCTCGCCTGGGCGAAGTCTTCGTCGCCGTAGAAATCAAGCAGCAGATCCTTGATCTCGTGGGCGCGGGCCTCATCCGGGTACTTCGCGCGGATCGCCTCAAGGTTTTCATCCAGGATGCGCGCCTGTTCAATCGCAATCCGCTTGATCTCTTCGGCTTCCTTGCTGGCTTTCGAGCGCGCGCTTACCCAGGCGTCAATCATCTCCGGGGTCAGGTCGTCCACGCTCGTTACCCGCCCCTCGGGGATCTCCAGGTATTTGTTCACGCTGGCGATCAGGTGCTTATCGTCGTAGTCAAAGCCGGCTTCATGCGCGGCCTTGCGGACTGCGCTGCGTAGGGCTTCGCGGCTGGGCTGCTTTTCTTCCAGGGCCTGCTTTTCAGGGATCAGGGCTTCAATGTCATCGGGGGTGCGGATCTCGCCACTGGCGGTCACTTCCACCAGGTCGGCGGCGCGCATGCCTGCTACCAGTCCATGGGCTTCTTCGGTGGTCAGCCCGGGCAGCGGGTCGCGGCCATCCAGGTAGGCGACGTAGGCGTTATAGAAATTGTTGGCCTGCTCTTCGCCGAAGCCCGCGGCTTGCATCTCGCGCAGCACATCGTAAGGCTCCAGCCCCGCGGCCTTAAGCTGCTCATTGACCGCATCGAAGGACAGCATGGCGTCCCGATAGCGATGAGAGAGCCACAACTGCACCGGTTCATTCTCCGAGAGCGAACCCAGTACCAGCCTTTCAGCCTCGTTGATATACTGATCGCCCAACGCTTTATTGCGCCGGGCGGCGTAGAACTCGGTTTCGGTTTTGTCGATGATGGATTGCAGGGCATCGCGCAGCAGCTCTTTATTGAGGCTCTGCCCGTTCTTCTTGAAACTGTCATACAGCAGGCTGTACCATTCCGGGTTGGTCGATCCCAGGATTGGACCACCTTTTATTTTTTCGGGGTGGCCTCCCGATAGCTCATCCAGCAACCGGGCGGCAGCCTGGCGGAAGTCCTCACTCTCGCGGACTACTCGCTCTTGGGGGCTGAGCTTGGCAAAGTGTTGCTCTCGGTTGAGGCCGGCGGCGAAGCTGGCGCGGGCGGCGTCGACTCGGGCGCGCTCGGCGGCGTCAAGGTCTTCGATGGTTCCGCCGTAGGTGCGTCCCGGGGTGGTATCAGTCCCAGCCGTTCCGCCTGGGCGCGCGGTATCAGGTGGCTGCCCTTGGGCGGCAAGATCACTTTCACTGGCGGGTTTGAGTTTGTAGGTGGCACGCTCGAACTCTGCGGCGCGCGGGTCGGCGCGCTTGGCTGCGAGCTGTCCTTCGTAGGCGGTTTTGAAGTCTCCGCCGGTCCCGTAATGGGCTGCTGATCCGACATAGTATTTCTCTCCTACTTGAATTATCGCACCATTGATGCGTTCAATCACCCGGTCCATGGCTTCTTTGGCCTGGGCGGGGTCGTCAAAGATTGCGGCAAATTCATCCCCGCCGGTCCGGTAGCCATCTAAACCCTCATCCGTGAAGGCTTTCCCAATCGCTTTTAAGTAGGCATCGCCGGCGTCATAACCGATCTCGTTATTGGTGGCATGCAAGCCGCGCACGTCCAACACGCTGACAACCGGGGCAGGTAAGCCCATTGCCTGGTTGAGTTCAATCCGTTCCTGCCAATCGCCCTTGATCTGGCCGCCATCCCCATCAAACGCCAGTTTATTCCACAGCCGGGTCAGTTGGTCATGGGTGGCCAGCCACTGCAGGCGTTCCTCGCGGGTAGCGGCGCGCCGTTCGGGGGGCTGGTTGATCTTCTTATAGCGGCCGGCGGCAATCTCGGCGTCCACCGCGCGCGCGCCCAGCCCGAAGACAAAGGCGCCCTCCTGGGTATCGGCCAGGTTCTGCAAGGCAGTCCGGGCGGCGTCCAGATCCGAGACCACAACCGCCAGCTTGCCATCACCATACCAGGCTGCTTGCCCGATTCCCTGGGCTTCAATGGTCTGCGCCAGGACGTTCATGCGTTCGCTCTGATTGAGAGCCGCACCCTCGCGGTCGTATAGATCCACCACCGCCACCGGTTTGGGTTGGGCGTAATCATAATGTGGCAGTCCGGTCACCGCATCAATGCCCCCAGGAGCCGCTAGGACGGGCGCTGTAGGGCCTGTTTGCGCTGCCGGGGTCATCGGTACAGGGCTTGCTTCAGCAATCGGGCTAGGCGCCGATCCTGGGGCCGCTGGCTGCGTTTTTTGTGCAGTTTGCACGATTGGAGTCGCCGGCGGCATGGTCGGTGCCGGGGGTGGGGCGACTGGTTTGCCGGGCGGGTTGCCGTTCGATGCGTCCAGCATTTCCCGCAGGAAGCGCCGGCGAATGTCGGCATAACCTTTCTGTATGCCGGGCCGCTCGTTGCCTGGGATCAGCCATTCTGCCCGGTTGAGGGTCAGGCTGTTGATCTCCTGCACGATCTCAGGGCGAAGCGTGACACCCCATTCCTTGACCAATCCAGCGGGCAGGCTGCCCCCGCGGTAAAGGATCTCGGAGAGCATCATCTGCCGGCGCACGTCACGGATGGCGCTGCGCCACTGGGCCGCGCTGCCCTTACTCTCGGGCCGTTCCTGGTCAAACTGGGTGACGAATGCCTCATCCGCAGCCGCCTGGATCGCGTCTTCATCCGCCACCATGCGGATATATTCCTCGTTGTTGATCCGCTGCACGTCCGCCCAAATATTGGACAGGTCGCGCTTGGTGATGTTCTTGTTCTTCTTGGCGGTAAAGAAGCGGGTTAGCTCCCGGTCTCTCACCACGAAATAAGCCTGGTGCCGGTCGTGCAGATCCTGCATGCTCTGCATGAAATCAAAGTAGGGTTTGTTCGCTGGGTTGGCCGCGTCCATGCTTCTGATGCCCAATCCCTCGAACACACCCCGCCAGGTGCCGGCCTGCAATACCTCGAAGTTGCGCCAGTTTTGATTCCATTCCCGTTTGCTTTGAAACCAGATCCGGTCAGCTTCCTCGTCGGTCGGGGCGTTGCGCGCGCGCTCGGCGGTCTCGCCCATGGCGTCCTGATACTTGCCCCAAAACTCCATCAGGTTCGGCACTACATCATCAATCTTGTCTAAGATTTTCTGCGTGCCCTCGACGGTAATGTCGGCCTTGCCCTGTTCGACCATGGCCCGGGTCGATTGCGCCAGGCGTTCTTTTACCTGGTCCTGAAACTCGGTCTTGGTCTCGTCAATCGCCTGGTCTACCCCGCGCATATCGGTCGCAGTCCGCAACTTGGTCTCCAGACCTTCCAGCACAGCCGGGAACTTGGAGAGCAGGTTATACTCGCCTTCGCTCAGCACGTCCTTCACGCTGCGTTGGTTCCAGCGGCTGAAGATTTCGCGCTCCACTTCCTGCACGTTCAGCCCACGAGCCGGCGCCTTTTCCAGCTTATCCGCCAGCCCGGGCGCAATCCGGTTCAGGTCCGCGCGCAAATCCGCCGGCAGCTTGCGATAGCCCCCGCTCTTGGGGTCGGCACTCGCGCGCCACTTCCTGCCCATCATCTCATCCAGGGCGGTCGCCACTGCGATCTGACTGGTCCGGCGCTCCATCCAGCCCGAGAGCCGATTGAATAAACCCAGCTTGCCGCGCACGCCACCCACGAACTCATTAGCATCGGCGATGCGGCCAGTCCCCCAGCGGGTTTTGCGCACCTCTTCGCCGATGCTCTGCGCCCTGCCCTTGCGCCCACCCAGGCCCGCCTCGGCCTGCCCGGTGCCATATTCAGCCGGGGTCAAGCCTGATTCGGTAAAGCTGGGTCGGCCAAAGCGCTCCAGCAGCCGGCTGTAGGTTGGGCCTCGGAAGCTGCCTAAGAGCCCATCCCATGCCAGAGTGACAAGGTTATTGATGCCATTGTTCAGGGCATAGGCCGGGTTATAGTCGAACAGCACCAACCCCTGCGCGTTCTTCATCAGGTTGTTGAGCTTGTTCATCCAGCCCATTTCCTTCACCCCAAAGTGACCAATGGCCCACTTCTCGGCGCCTTCTGCCAGTAAGATCGAGAGATCCGCCTGGAAGTCTTCAGAAGAAAAGGCGGTCTTCCTGGCCTTGTTGGTGGGATCATAGAAGATTTTCGCCGCCCCTTCCAATCCGGCCGCGTCCGCCATGCCCTTCTTGGTCGCCAGGTCGATCAGGCTGCGCGCCTCGGTGCCACCCTTCAGCATCGTTGCCATGACCTGGTGCTCGTCCATTTCCAAAGCAGCCGCCGCGCGCCGTACCAGATCCCGGGCCGGTTCCGCGCTGCGCCATTCACTCAGCAGGTCGTGGACTTTTACTTCCTGGTCCTTGAGCGCAATCAAGGCCGGCTGCAGCTCGGGGCTTGCGAACTGGCGGGGCAGGGGAGTTGAAACCGTTTCTCCCCCTACCTTCATAGGCACCGTAATGGTCTCCGCCTGCGCCGCCATCCGAATCGCGGCCTCGGGCGTCGGGGCCGAAATACGATCAATAAATTGCACCATCTGCTCAGGGTCGGCGCCGGTGTCGCGCCGGAAATTGTCCAGCATATTGAGCACGCTGTTATAGGTGGTATGCACCACCTCGAAGACGCGGCTTTCCGGGGTCAGCCCGGCCAGCTTGCCGAAGAATTGGCTGATTGCATTCCCCTTCTGAACGGTGTTCAGGTCTTTCCGCTGCCCGGTCTCATCGATCCCGGCTAAGGTGCGCTCAAACCAGCCGTAGTTATCCAGGATTTCATTCACGGGCGTGCGCTTGAGATCAGCCTGGTATTGCTTCAGTCCGCTGTATGGTCCCTTGGCTTCCAGCATGGCAGCCGACAGCTTGGCGTTCGGGGTCTTGCCGGCGATCACGCTGGTCGCAATATTGCTCGCCTCCGAAGAGACAATACTGATGCCTTTGGGGATCAAGTCGGACGGGTCTAATACCACCTGGGCGATCAGGTTGGAGGTCTGCCCGCCCACCCCAAACAGGGTTTGCAGGATGGGCTGATAGGCCAGCTCAGTCGGCGCCAGGGGTTCGCCGGCGTTCAGCTTGTGATAAATGTCAATCGCAATCTGATCCAGCACGTACTCAGACACGGATGAATTAGGATCGGCCGGCGACCATTGGGTTACTTCCTTGCTGCCGGGCTGGCGCACTTCGACACCGCGCGCCGTCAGGTTTTTGAACGGGTCGGTCTGGTAGAAGGCGCGCGATGCTTCGAGCCGCGCGTTCTTCCACAGCTCGTACTGCTGCTTGAATTTCTCGGGCGTGTCCCGGTCTTCGGGCGCGACCATCTTTTCAAAGGTCGCCGTGTCCGGGGCTTCACCGCGCAGCATCTTCCCGAGGTCCGCAGCGTTCATCACACCCCAGCCGATTTGCTTCTGGATCTCATTCATGGGCAGGTTGAGCAGTTCCATGGCCGCATCTTCCCAGGATGCATCTGGCGCCACCCGGAAACCCATGGAGGTCAACAGGTCTTTAAACCAGCCCTTCGCCTGGACGCCAGCCGGGTCCGCTCCCAGCGCTTCCATAGGCCGGTACTGCTGGGCCGCGGTCATCGCAATCCCAAACGCAACCCCGGGGATCAAGCCCTTAGCGCCACCCGCAATCACATTCTTGAGACCTTGCGGAGAGAACAACGCCTTGAGGCCTACGCTTTCCAGCACGCTGCCTACCGCGCCCATCCCTACCCCAATGGCCGGCGCCTGAACAAGGGCCGCATAGGGTGACGTGGGAGACATGGCAATATATTCGGCCTTCTGGCCCAGGTCCATCGCATCCCACTCGGCCTTGGAGATGCCGGCGACCATCTCTATCGGGTTGCCGTTGGCGTCTGTGCCCTGCTCCACCGTGGGGTTTTCGATAAAGTTATTGATCTCGCGGATCTTGGCGGTCTGCTCGCTGGTCAGCGCGCGCTGCTCGCCCCACTTCTGCGGGTCGGGCAGGCTGCTGATGGCGTTCAGAATGTCAGGCGGCAGGTTGCCGTAAATGGATTGCGCCTTCTTCTCCCAGTCGGGCATATCCCCGGTATCAGGCAGCGGCATGCGCTGCAATAAGATCCGCACCGGGTCGGTCGTCTTGAGCTTCTCCCACTCATACCACGGCTTGTTGCCGTTCTGTTCGCTCAGGTAGTTGTACAGCCCTTGCAACACATCAGACTGCATCCAGACCGGGCGGGCCGCTTCCTTGGGCAGGTTCTGATCGAGCAAAGCCCAGCGCGCCAGGGTGCTTGGCTCTTCCCAATACGAGTCCGCCGGCCGCGCCATGTGGTAGTCATAGATGAGCTGCTGCTGGTTGCCCAGCCAGTTCGCGTCAATGCTCTCCCCGGTCTTGGCATATTCCTTCTGCCAGTAGTCCAGCTCTTCAGGACTGTAGCGCAGCGGTCCCATATCCTGGCCGGGTTCATAGATCCCCAGCGGGTTCGGGTTGTTCGAGACTGCCGGCGCGCCAGTAGCAGCCGCATCTTTCGCGGCCTGGTCTTTGTAATATTGGTCAAGAATGGGCGTCTTGCTCTGCGAATTGTCAGTCATCTATATTCTCCACACACTGGGGGGAAGCCACCACCGGGCAGCACTCTCGCCGCCGCCAAAACCACCGCCACCGCCGCCACCCCCACCGCCGCCACCGGAGGGAGGCTTCACACCATAACCGCCGCCGGCCGCACCCCCGCCAGCCTTGGGCGGAGGGGGCAGGCGCCCGGGGATATAGCTGTTGTATTGGACCGCCTCGGGTTCCTGCCAGCGGTTCATACCGCGGGGAACACGCAGGCCAGCGTAAGGACTGGTCGGCGCCTGGGTTGAGGCTGGCCAGTAGTTGGCCGGCGTCGGGAAGGTTGCGGGCTTCCCGTAAGAGAAGTTTGGGTTTGGCGTTGCCCAGGCGTTCGATTGCTGTTGAGCGACGTTCGGGTCAATCGGTCCCCAGGTATTGATTTGTCCATTGGGCGCGTTATTCCTCATCCCCCAGGCGTTTGTAACGGGGATGGGGTTATAACCAATCCCGCCGCTGTTGACCTGGCGCTTGAGGATCTCTTCCAGGGTGGACATACGCGGGGTAAGGTTCCAGGAGGGGGCTGGCTGGGCTGCCGGCGCTATGGGCGTGGTCACTTCCTGGTAAGGGGTCTCCTGCTGCTGGGGCGCAGGCGGCTCGGCGCCTGGCTGCATCCAGCTCCAATTGTTGGGGATCTGCGGGGGGTTGTAAGCCGGCGGCGTCACGGTCGCAGCCTGCTGGTTGAGCCAGCTCCATGAACTGGACTGAGCTGCAACCCCGCCCTCATCGTTACGATCAGCCATGTGCTACCTCCATCTGGTCTACCTGCTTTTTCAATTCCTCCACCTTCGCGTTATCCATCGCTCGCAGCGCTTTCTCGATTTGCGCCACGCTCAGCCCGGCGAGCTGCGGGTAGGTTGAGCCGATCTTCTTCATGATCTCCGCCCAGGCGACTTTCCTTTTCGCGTCGTCATAGGGTTTGTAATAGGCCTTCTCCGCTTCCTTGAGCATATCGGAGGCGGCAGTATCGCCCAGGCTGAGGGCATCATCCACGTCCAGCGCGGTCAGTGGCATGTTAGCCTCCCATCATTTCAGGCGGCAGGCCTCCGCCTTGCATCTGCTCGGGTGGCATGGGCTCAGTCATGGGTAAGCCAGGCTGTGCGCCCTGGGGCATGGGCTGCCCTTGCCCTTGGCTTTGCGCCATGGCTGCCTGAAGCTGCGCCATCTGCTCGGGAGTGGGTTGCCCGCCGGGTTGCGGGGGCTGTCCGGGCTGTCCGGGTGGCATGCCCGGCGCGCCCTGGGGCTGCATCAAAGATTGGACCTTAAGTTGTAGCTGCGCCTGTGCCTGCGCCCAGCCAAATCGCTCGGCCAGGATGCGCTTATCTACCGCAGTAGAATCGCCCAGGTCGAACAGCGCTTCCCGTACCCAGGCCACATCGACCATGGGGTGTTCCCCTTCGGTCAGCTTGGCCGCAATCTCGGCATTGGCGCGCATATCAGAGGGCATCTTCGCCTTGAAGGTGCAGTTCACAATCAGGTTATCCGGGATCTTGTTCAGGTCAAACTCTTTGGTGCTGGACTGGTTGCTCAGTTTCACCGTTCCAGAGCCGGCCGCTTTCAAGGCAAGCAGGGCGTTGGTCATAGAGCTGCCCGCGACGTGTGAGCACATGCGCTCAGCGGTTGCCAGTGCCTGCCGCCCAGCCTGGTTGAGCAGCGCGCCCAGTGAATAAGATGCGCCGGCGCCTGGGTTCTGCCCGCTGGCGGTACGGTACATCGTAGACTCTTCAATCTTGGTATCGGTCAGGCTGAACGCCTGCATCAGGTCGGTCGTGAAAATATTGGTGATGGTTTGCTCAAGCTTTTCTCCGATCATCAGCTTGAGGATGCCGCCCGGTGAAGCCCGGTCAATGTCTAGCTTGCGGTCCGGGTCATTCAGATAGGCCACAAACTGGGTAGTCGCCGCCATCTGAAAGAAGTTGCTGAAGAAGATGGTCCAGGCCAGGCTTTGCCGGTCGGCCAGCTTGCTCTTATTCACCGCATACAAGAACGGTTGGATCTTCTCAACGGTCTGGTCATCAAACAAATCTGATCCATCCACGTCGATGTAAGAGACTGGCATCAGCCCATCCGCCAGGTCTTCAAAGATAATGGGCGTGTCCTGCCCTTCCACCCATAAGCAGCGCTTGGTTTCGTCCACCAGATCATTGACTACAATCGGGTCGGTTGGCTTGAGAGCTGCGAGCTGGGTTTCTGAGGTCTTATTGATCCCCCGGATCTGCGACACGCGCCGCTCTGTCTTCCACAAGTGAGCCACCAATCCGGTGTCATCGGTCATGGCATAGCAGGTCTTGGGCGGCAGCACGTCCCAAAGAACAGGGGTCATCATGCCAATCCGTTCCAGCCGGCGCTTCCGTTCGGGCGTCTTCGCCATCGCAATCAGGTCACTCACCAGCCGGTAGCGCATGTGGATCTCGCCATACAGCAGGGCAGACAGCGCCATGGAATAAGCCAGCGGCTTGCCCTTCGCCATGGATGAGCCCAGGAACGCGCGGTTCGCCAGGGTCTGCACTTCATCGGCATCGACCTGGTTATCCGGGTCCGAGTGCGGGAGCGAGAACTGCGGATCAACCACACTCAGCATGCGCGCGCCGTTGGTGATCTGGTTATGGGGGTCAGGCGAACGGGTTGGTTTGATCCAGTCTTTGTTTTGCGGCAGGTCTCCGCCATCCATGGCATACAGCGTTTCCATATCTTGCATGGTAGTCAGGCGTTTGTCGCTGGCGCCCTCCATATCCTTCGCTAATTGTTGGTAATCTTCAAATTGTTCCATCACATCCTCTTGAGTGAGAGCCAGGGGTTGGGCGGCTCGGGTTCTTTGTTCTGTGGTTTGGCCGGCTTGTCATCCGTGAGCAGATAGCGCAGACTGTCATAGGCATGGTCTTCGCCTTCTGTGTTCACGTCTTCGGTATTGGTTGGGTCATAGACCAGCGTTGGCAGGGTGCGGATCAGGTTTTCACAGGTTTCAAATACCAGCAGCCCGGGCATGCCATCGGGCATAGGTTGCAGCAGCGTGTCAACTTTGCGCTTGCCGTTGATGCGATCATTCACAGCCGGCGTCAGGTAGATCCCATGGCTGCGGTACACGTCGGCGGTCGATGTGGGATTGTCGGTAGTAGTGCGCTTGGTCCACATGCTCGGGTCAGCGTAGCGTTTCCTGATCTTTTCGCCAGGGTCTTCCATGCTCTTGATGAGCTCGGCCTGTCTCGGGTCGGTCAGCTCGGTCTCGTACACTTCGCGGTAGATCACGACGCGCCCATTGTCCGGGTTCTTGGCTGCCCAAAGCGTGCAGAACGGGTTGCTTTTCCCCCAGTCAGTACCGGTCAGCCTGATCCAATGCGCCGGGATCTCAAACGGTTTGATGACGTGCGTCTCGTGCCGCCAGGCGCTGAATACCATGCCCGCAAAAATATCCCAATCTCCCTCGGCCCACTGCTTGGCGAGATCACCTTTCAATCCTTCCAGGTAAGCCCGGTACTCCTGGTTGATGAACGGATTGTCTTTGTAGGAAGAGAAGAATCGTCGGGTAAAGGTCTCGCGCCCTCGCCGCTGCGGTTCGATGTAGCGCGCCTTACAAAAGCCATGGCCGATCCCGCCCGGGTTGGTGGTCAAGTACACGCGCGGTACCCAGTTGTCGCGGCTGGTGCGCACCGAGCCGAAGAGTTTTTCGAGCTTGGTCCCACTGATCTGGCTGGCTTCCTCGATCACCAGACCGTCGTACTCGATACCCAGGTACTTATCAATGTCTTTGTCGTTCTTGTACCCACCAATCAAGATGCGGCTGCCATTCGCAAACGTCACCCGCTGGCTGTTGGCTTTGTGCTTCTGGTTGCGCAGCACCCGGCCGACCAGATCTTCAAACGATTCGCCGGCTGCCCGCTGGGTTTGGCGCAGGAACAAATACTTGAGACCTGCGACCACCTGACAATCATCGAGCCCCACCTGGGCGATGACCGCATGACTTTTCGCGCTGCCTCGGGTGCCATCCAGCATGATCTCGCGGATGCCATGGGTTCGCCGGCCGATCAGCCTGGCCGCTGCGTGAAAGTGCAGCATCGGGCGAAGAGCTACATACCCAGCCGATATAAAGTTGCCGATCTGATCCATGGGACAGCCGGCTTCTTTTGCTGCGTTGATGTAGGCATCTAACTCATTCGCCATAAGCTTTCTTGAGTGCCTTCTCAAACATCTCTAAGGGAATGGCCCCACCCTCGGGCCCGCTGATCTCGGCCTTATCAATCACCAGCCCGTTGATCTTCGCCAGGGTTTGCAGGCCATCCAGTGCCGAGTACAACTCCAGCTCTGTCTCGACAATTTCTTTATCATCGGCGTCGGCTCGCTTTGAAATGATCGTGGTGACTTTGGTCTTGATCTTGCGGATCAGCTTGGTCTCAGGTTTTACGACCAGGTTGCCCTGCTCATCGCGCTTCATCAGCTCAACCGTGTGCCCGGTCGGGGTAATGTCCATCAGGTCAGCCATATCGCCGCGTGAAATGTCAGTCAAGCGCAGCAGTATTTCCTCTTTCCCCATCGTGCGCTCGGCAATCAGGCGGTCAATCTCTGCTTTTATGTCTGGTTTTGTGAGGTTTTCAGAGCCTATCTTTCGGGCTGTTCTTTCAGAATAGCCAGCCGCACGAGCCGCACGACTGGCATTGAAGTCCTTGAGATATTCAGCAATAAAAACCCGCTGCCGGTTGTTCACTAGGTCTCGCCTTCCTCAGCGTCTTCCGAGTGCCATTCTTCAGGCGACCAGCAGGGTTTGATATTGGCGGCATCAAGCTGGCGGATCAGGATGCGGATGCCCTCTGTCAGGTAGGCAATCCGGGCCAGTTGTCGAGCACAGCGCCGCTCGTAGGCTTCCTCTCGTTTCTTGCGCTCGACATTATCCGCCTTCAATTCGGCAATAATCCCGCGCAGATCGTTGACGTTATACCTGCCCAGGATCAGGGCGATCGCTGAAACGATCACCCCTATGCCGCCTGTTACCAAGGCTATGATGAGTTCAATAGCGATAGTCATAGGTTATTGAGGATTGGCTGGGCGGAAAGACTTCGCCAGGTCAAACAGCCCCGGGGCTGTCAGCCCCGCCACCGCTCCCCAAATCAGCACCTTGATCCAGGGCGCCATCATCGGGTAGACCTCCGAGACCTGTACCAGCAGCATCAACAAAATCCCGAAGAATAGGGATAAGACCAGGCACACATTTCCCGATGCACCCAGCTTCTTGCAGAACTCCACCAATCCAATGACCAGGACCACCACCGGCACACCGAACGCGACCAGGCCGCCCGGGTCAATCGGTGCGGCCTGCACCTCGGGGGCAGGCAATCGGGCAGCCGCCTGCACACTAGCAGGCAGAAGGAACAACAGCACCAGCACAATCAACAGCGTAAAAAGACTTCTTTGTTTCATGCTCCCACCTCCATGGGGTTAAAACGAAATGGCCCACGGCAGAATCGCCGCGGGCCTTGGCCTTTTAGACACCCCCAGTATAGCGCAGGCTCGGGGGTTTTACAATCTATCCATCCTTCCTCACGCTGAACTTTACTTCCAGGGTCCAATACTGGGGTTTCCCATCATAAATCGCCAGCGCCACCACGCCCCGCCCATTCGCCTTCGCTGCTGATAGCAGTTCATTAAGCTGAATAATTTGCGCTTGGGTGAGGTAACTGTGCAACTCTTGCAAGTACCCAGGGCAGTCATCAATCCAGGCTGGTGCGGGGGTGGTCTCGCTCATAGACCCTCGATGACCCGCTGTACTTCGCTCAACCGCTTCGTGCTGATCTCGCTAATGTACTGGAATTTGAGTTCCGTCCCAACAAAGCGCCGATTGAAGCGGATCGCTACCCGCGCAGTCGTACCTGAGCCTGAGAAGGGATCATGCACCAGGCAAGGGATTGGATCGCCGGCGTTGCAGGTGCAGGCTGGGCGCCAGCCGGTTGTATTGGCATCTACCGACCCGCGCCGAAACCCCGCCCATCCATTGGTTTCGTCCATTCCCTTGCCGCTGCTTCTCAGCAGCTTATCGGGGTTCTTGATGTCAGATTGGGGGATGAAGTTCTTCTCTACCACCCTTACCCAGGCCCGCCCACATCTTGGGCAGCAACCCTTTTCGCTCGTGCCCGCCAGGATGCAGGGTTCGACCAGCTTCTCCGGGTAGGTCGCAAAGTGCGCCTCTTTGGTGGGCTGGCTGGGGATGGTCCACACGCTGCGCCGGTTGCGATAGCCGGAGTCTTCCGTTGCCCTTCTTTCTTCCCGGTGCTGCGTGCGGGATTGGCCCGGGCAAAGATCCTCTTTGGAGGCGCGCTTGAAATTCACGGCGCTCCCAGTTTGGCCTGATGATATTTCTTTAATTGCCTCGGCATCATAGAAGTAGCGCTCTTGTTTGGCCAGCAGAAAAACATACTCATGCGCCTTGGTGGGTCGATCTGCCACACTCTCGGGCAGTGGGTTGGGTTTGTGCCAAATAATATCAGACCGCAAATACCAGCCATCGGCCTGCAGCGCAAGCGCCACCCGCCAGGGAATACCTATCAAGTTCTTGGCCTTGAGATTATCGGGCACATAATGAGAGCATTGGCTTGCGTTTTTCCCTCTCCCGGTGATTGTGTCCCCGTTTCCGCCCCGGCCTCCACCGCTATACGTGTCGCCCAGGTTGAGCCACAATACACCATCATCCCGCAGCACCCGCCACACTTCTCTGAACACGCTTACCAACTTGACGATATATTCATCCGGTGTGGGTTCCGTCCCGAGCTGGCCCTTCACACCATAATCACGCAGCCCCCAGTAGGGCGGGCTCGTCACCACACACTGCACGCTGTTCGATGCCAGCGGTAAAGCTAAAGCGTTCGCGTTGAGGATCATAGTTTCCCCTGAGTCTCCTCTGTTTCTTGCGGCTTGAACTTCCCGCACGCCGGCCAGTTTGCCCGCCAATCTGTAGCCGATCCCCCGGTTATCTTGGACTTGGCACACTTAAACCAGGTCGCCGCCTGGCTGTGTCGTTGGAAGAACGCGCAGTTCTTGCACTTCTGCGCACTCCGCAGCCCATGGGCCGCATGCATCGCCCGGATGCGCAGCGGCAGGGCTTCGACTGTTTTCTTCTTCTCTTCCCACCACTCGGGAAAGAGGTTGGACCGATTGGCAGTCACGTTAAACTTTCCCATCCGATTCTCCTTTCTATACTCCGCATATTCCAGAACACTCGTCATCCCACAAGCTCAACTGCCCTTTTTCCTCGGCTGTTCTCAAGTCAACTTCAACCAGCGGCTTACGGGATGGATGCACAAACAGGTCGTAAGGCGGGCGGGCTTTGCGGATCGCCTCATCAACCGCCACGGCCTCGGCCCAATCTTCGGGCGTTCGCTGGATGCGCCGCCATTCGGCGGTATTGTGAAATGGGCAGAAGGTGCAGGCGCTTTTGGGTGGTACTTCCAGACCGTGTGTTTCCAGCCATTTGATACAACCGGCGCGGGTCATTTTCAGGTCAAGCAATGGCCAGCGGTGGGTAACGTATTTCACGTCGCTGGCTTTTTGGCGCTGTGACTCGTCCCAGGAAATTCCTAGCCACATTTCAACGGGTTCGCCGTTTCGGTTCGCTTGCAGCCAGCGACGCATCTGCGCGATTTTCCAATCACCTGTACATTGGCGGCGGATTTGACCGTCCCCTTTCTCGGATCGGGTAAACGCTGGAATATCGACTACGGCTTTCTCGCCTAATTCCGAGGCGGTATTCTTGACTGTAATCACCCTTACCCCGCGCTCCTCAAGCCAGCCCGCCCATCGCTCCGCAAATTGGTAAGTCAATAAACTTTCGTGTGTAGTGTCGGCATGGATCGCAAAATCAACCGGCTCCAATTCACCCAGTGCCACCATTGCGGCAAGCGTGAAGGATTGCACACCCCAACCTAACGAGATCACTTTCATGATTTCCCCTTCACATTCAACTCGTCATTCTTCCGCAGCAGGTGCCTGGGTATGGTGTGATGCGGGATATGTGCGCCGAAATCTTTGACCGGCGCCCACATCAGCTCTTCTTTATACGACCAGCCCAATATCTCAGCCGTGTGCGTTTGATCGTTGTACCCCGCCAGCACATACACATCTGCCGGCAGCTTGTCTTTCTCTTGGATCAAGTTATAGGGCTTGCGAAACGTCTTCACGTCCACGGTAATCCCGCTGGGCAGCACAAAATCAATCCCCTGATCCCCGCCGATCTTCTGGCTATAGTCCCAGTCCAGATCGAATAAACGCGCAAACTCGTACTCACCCACCACCCCCACCAGGTCATAATCAGCAGAGAGCGGGCGCCGGCTGGCGTGCTGCAGGTGGCTCTTGGTGCGAAGCCTGGCGATCTCCGCCAGCTCGTCAATGCTCATGGGTCGCAAGATGTTCCTCCTTGAAACGGTCGGCGGTCTGCTCTGAGACCGCCAGAGTCTCGCCCTTCTGATGCGGGGGCCGCGTTCACCCCCTTGATATGGCATGCAAATCAACCGGATTGAGGAAGGCTGTTCTCGCCCGGCTGGGATTGCTGCGATACGTTGGTTCTCTCGACGTGCTTATAAACGGCATGGGCCAACCCACATTTACATCTGTCGTTTGTGCTGCATCCTGGCTCGTGCTGGACAAATGCGTAAAGGTCTTCGGCGTCTTCGTTTGCCGCTTGAAGAGTCGCCTCCAACTCCGCGATGCGCTGGCGGGCGGCTTCGAGTTCGGCGCGAGCCTGATCACGTTCCTTTTCCAATTGGTCAACCATCTTCGGCACAAATTCAATCCCCACGATCTCGCCAGTCTGCCACTTGCGCAGCTCGCCCCGAAGATTGGACAGTTCAATGCTTTGATCAACGGACCATGCCTGCTGATGGATCAGCTTGTCGAGTAGGTCATCGCGCTCTTTTGCCAGTCGTTCCACTGCCTTGTAAGCTGTAGACCATCGGTCATCATCCTGAGTGATCTCTCCTGGCTTGTACGATCCTTCCGCCAGAGTCATGCAGGCCGAAGAGCGTAGAAGCTCCTTGTCTAGTCTCGCCATGGTCTTTTCAAATTTAGAAAGAAGCTCGCCTTCTATCGGCCGCTTATTCCACAGCTCGACAGCCTCAAACTCTTTCAGGCTGGTTGGACCTGCGACTTGGCAAACATAATTCTGACAGTGGACAGCAAAGCCAATCGCGCCGCCATCTCGATAATCCTCTAGCTGCGCTTCGCCTCCGCACATAGGGCAGGGTTTTAAGCCGCTCATTCCTTCACCTCGCTTGGCACAATTGTGCTGTCCAAATCAAAACCGTTTCCCGGCTTTGTTCCCTCGAACTGCACCTCGTCTTCAATCAATGCCTCATAAATCACGTCGATGATTTTCTGGCGAAACTTCTTTGTTCCGGTAACTCTGATAGTGATAGTGTCGGTTTTCATATCCCTCCTGCAAACAATTCCAACTGGACCGGCTTCACCCGCGCCTTTTCCCAGGCCCAGCGCGCCACCTGATAGGCGACCGGGCTGGCCATGTACCGCTCGCAGGTGTGAGTTTCCGCATCCTTCACGATCGGCAGCGCGTCGATCTCGCCGGCGTAGTCCCGCGCGCAGCGGTCGATGGGCTTGCCCTTGCGCACCTGCGTGCCCAGGTAAAAGCACCAGTAGCACGCAGGTGCGGGCATGTAAGCGCTGAGATCAGCCGGCGCTTTCGTCGTCATCTTAGAACGGTAGCTCTTCCGCTTCCTGGTGCTCGTCGGGTTCGCTTTCGGTCGCGCTCCCGTAGGTCGCATCCTCCCACTTATCCAACTCTTCGGCGGTGGGGCCATCCTCGATCTTCCCATCTATCACCGGGTCATTCATGGGATCGCCTTCAGCCAACAGTTCAGCCGGCACTTCAATCGGCTCACCGACTTCGTTCTCTGTCCATTCCATCATCGGAGAGGCCAGGAGCTCATCGACCAGGGTCGGCGCTTCGGCCTTCCGCACCCTGCCGCTGCCGTTGCATTCGGCGCAAAACTCCGCAGCGTTCTGTGCGTTCACGCCGCTGCCGTTGCAAACGGGGCAGGTTTCAAATTCGTCTTTCTCCGGGTCCGGTTCAACAACCTTCGCCGCCGGGATCATGCTGCCGGCGTGTTCGCAATTCGAGCAGGGTTTCCCCGGAGTCGGGCACTCGCCCGAGAAATTGCAGACAAAGCCCTCGGGCATATCGCTCGGCCCGCCGCCGCTCTCCTGGGTCCAATCAATCTTGAGCTGGTTGTCCTTCAGGTAGCTCGGCTCCATCTTGGGCTCTTCGAAGATGACCTCATCCCGGTCCACCCGGTCTACCAGGAGTCCCGCTTCGGCCATCAGCTTCAAGAACGCGCCGACGGTCTTATCTTCTGCAATGGCAGAAATATCAACGGCGACTGCAATTTGCTCATTCGAGCGTTTGATGCCTACATACACTGACTTCATTTTGCTAACCCTCCCAAAAATTTGTTAACTTCATCCGCGTCGTAAGCCATCAGCACGATTCCGCCCGCCTCTTTGATGCGCGCATGCGCGTCGAGCTGGATCTGCGTGGGCTTATTCCCCGGAAGTTTGACCTCGATTGCGATGAGCCGGCCCCGGTAGCAGGCCAGAATATCAGGCGTTCCCGCCGGCGCCAGGTTGATCAGGCGCTTGCTACCGTCTTTGTTCTCCGCCAGGCGCTTACCACTGTTCACCCGGATCGCCCAGCAGCCGTACAGTTGCAGCAGATGGATGATTGCTTTCACCAGGTCTTGCTCAGACATACTCCGCCTCCAATATCCTTCTCCCAATCCACTCCACCACCTGGGGAACTACGGCGTTTCCGAGTCCCCTAAGTCGGTCCACCCGGGCGGGTACCCCTTTGGCAACTCGTGGAGTATCGCCTTCCCAACCAGGCCGCCAAGCATTCAGGGATATAAATTCGGCATTCTTCCCGCGATGGCCCTCCCCAATCTCTCCGCTGTCTTGTGCCAAAAGTGATGGCAGTGGATGCAAAGAGTTTGAATGTTCTCCGATTCGTTGTTCTCCGGGTTCTGATCTATGTGGTGGGCATGAAGGCTTTTCTTTTGCCCGCAAGCCTCGCAAAAATCTTTCTTGTGCTTCTTCGCGCGCAAATGGTAGGTTGTCCAATGGCTCGGGTGTTTCTTGGAGTTTGCGCAAGTAAGACTGCAGTATTTCCTGCGCTTGAATGCTCCCAGGTCTTCCAGCCTCCCATTCTCGAACGTCTTCCGAGTCAATCTTTTCTCGCAAGTTTCGCAATATTTCTCTGGATCTGCTTCGCGTTTCATCTGTCAATCTATCTCCGTCCAACCTTTCGGATAGCCCATTAGAAGCTCCACCCATTCCGGGTTCAACTGCCCACCAATCGTTTTTTGTAATCCCACCTGATTGGACGTTTCCCGGTTCTTCCAATCGGTTGCGCATGGCGTCGGGTAATGAGCCGCGATGTTGGCAAGGCTGGGGTTTCCGTCGCTGTCCTTCTGGTTGGGGCTGCCCTTCTGTCCATCGCTGGCCCTGGGGGTTGGGAATGTAACCGCCTTCAGTAGTCCGCCCTCGTTCGGCCTCTTCTTGCCCTTGCTCATCCGGTTGCCAGTTGCATCGGATACGGTCATCGTCGGCCACATGCGCACATCGTCCCGCAGGCTGCGACTGTTCCCCCCGCCGGTCGTCCCGGTGGCATCGCTGGCGGTCGGGGTCGTGAACTGGGGTGTACCCAGCAACGAATACCCTTTCCCGGATGTGTGGCGCACCAAAGGCCGAAGCCGGTAGCATTTGCCATTCACACAGATACCCGCAGCCGGCCAGGTCCCGGAGAACGCGACCGTAGAACCGTCCAGACTCACTAGAAAGTAGCCCTCGTACATTTTCAGCCAGCACCCAGCGGGGTCTAAGCTCGTGAATAATGCGGGCATACTCTCCCCACAGATCCCGCTCATCGGCGCTTGCCAATCGCTTGCCGGCGGTTGAATGGGGCTGGCAGGGGAAGCCTCCGGTAATGATATTGAAGTCGTCGGGCAATCCGGCCCACCTGAGCCCGAGCGGGAAGCCCCCGATTCCGGCAAAGAGATGGATCTGGTCGTATCCTCGCAGCTCATCGGCTCCAACGGTTCGTATGTCTCGCTCATCCACGTCACCTTTCGGCAGGTTACCCAGCCTGATTTGTTTCCTTAGCACCTGGCAGCAGTAAGGATCAATGTCGTTGTAGTAGGCGCTCACGCCTTCACCATCCTGGGTTTCTTCCCCATCAGCCGGGTATATTCCTCAACCTGGCCCTTGCTCCATTCCCCGCCGTTGTGCGTCAGCAGCGGCTCGGCAAAGCCGTACAGTTCATCCTGAAAGCGCTGGCCGGCGTCGTCCAGTTCCATCAGTTGATGCCCGCGGCACGTCACCATGACCTGCCTGGCGGCTGAATGGATCTCCTGGGCGCTTGGGAAAAACTTGCTCTCGCGCGTGATCTCCGCCGCACCCCGGCGCACCGCTGCCGGCGGCAGGTTTCCGAGTGCCCGCCGGTACGCCTTGACCATTTCCGGGATGGGTACCTTGGGCTGAAAGCTCGGATAGGTCGCCAGCAGCCCAACTACGATCTCGGTCACTTCAAATTCAGACACTGCCATAATTACCCTCCGCAAGTAGTCGCTTGGCTTCTTCGATGGGAGTTTCTATCTGCCCCTTTTTCCTGGGCAGTCCCTGCTTTTCGGGCGGGATCTTCCCGGTCAGCGCCCAGCCAATCCAACCCAACCGCGTAGACCCTGGGTAGCGATGATTGTAGGTGGTCCAAAACCCTCTTAAATAGATTTCGGTGTCAGCGCCTTTCCGCTGCATGATCGTGGGCACGTCTCGCAGCAGGTCTACGTTCTCTTCGCTCATGGGTATTCCCATCCACCCGGTTACTTTTTGGATGAGCTGGTACGCAGGCGCGCACTCACTTTGCGCGCCGCTTGCGCGCGAATCATTTAAAATCGGGGACTGGTTAAAGGGACTGGGACTGGGACTGGGTTGAACTTTGCTTGAATTTTGCTCAAGCACTTGCTTAGCATTTGCTTGAGCAAGTGCTTGAATTTCCATCTTTTTGGCGGCTGATTTGGTTCCGCCGCGCTTTCCGGCCTCAGAACGGGCCTTTCTCATGGATAAAACTTCTTCCCGGCTCATGTTCCAGTCCAGGAAATCATGCACTTGATAGCCGCCCTCTGCATATTCCCAATACTTATGGTCAACCAAACGTGAAGCAATTGCTTGAGCAAGTGCTTGAGCATTTGCTTCGGTTTTGATCTTGGCCCACAACAGCAGTAGTTCCAGTTTATCGGCTGGAATAAACCCATCAGTGAGCTGCCCGCTGCAGTAGATCAGGCCAGCAAAGAAAAGATCCTGCTCGTCGCGGTCCAGCACGTTCTTCGGGTTAAGACAGAATTGGTCGTCTATCTTGGCCCACATTTTATTTACCCGCCGCGTGCTGTTCTTTGATGTGCTGGCTAAAGTGCCTCCGGTAGGTATTGGTGATGATCGAATCAAGATCCGCATAGTAGGCGATCAAACTCCGGTATTGCTGGCACTCATCGCAGTTCGGGTGAAACGTCACTGGCTGAGCGACTGGGCGTTGGAACAGCGCCTTGATTGATTTAAACAGGTTCATTCATACCTCCGTTAGTTGTGCAGAATCTGGTGTGCAGGTGCGCGCGTGCGCCGGGGTGCTATCTTCTCGCAAAATGCGATACAAGTGGGGGAGGGGGTATAGATACCGTCCGTCCCCTTCACCGTCCAACCCCGATCCCTCCACTCCCCTGCGATCAATGCATCCCATTCGGACCGGCGCAGCAGCTTCCCCTTGCCCACCAGCGTACGGCTGCGAATACGACAGCCATGAGCAATCAGCGCCGCCAGCGCCCTGGCTCGGGCCATAGGTAGTTTGCCAAACTCTGAAAGGATGACGAGCTGCCCCGGCTCGATCTCCACGTAATGCCGATCCTGGCGCGGGCCATACCGCTTGTAAAGCCGGCGCATCTGCCAGCAGCCCACCCAATACCCCGCCAGGAAAATAACAATTCCCGCTGATGCCAGCTCGACTAGGCTCACTTTGCCCACTCCAGACAGGCCGCGCCCAGCATCTGGCCCCAGGTCCAGCCCACCACCAGCAGCAGGACCATGACGACCACAACCAGGAGAAGCCCAAAGAAAAGACTGCGCCGATCAATGCCCTTCTCCATCTTTCCGCCCCCGCAGATATTCCTCATAAGGCATCAGCCGGTAAGCCGGGATGATGTATTTGGCCGCTTCCTTGCCGTAGAGATCCACAATTTCCCAGGGCCGCACCCCATGGCACAGCGAGAAAAGCACCTGATTTTCTAAGATGTGGTCCTCAACGGTGTTTTCGTATAGTTTATCTGCTAGTTGTCTGACATTCTCGAACGGCTTGAAATCCGCGGGCATCTCGGGCGTGTAGTTGTGCGCATCCTCAATGAGCTGCGCGACCGTGCGCGGAGGTTGCTGGGCGATTCGCCGGCTGTGCCTGGGCAGTCTGGTGCCCGGATGGAGGCGCGCCCACAGCAAAAACGCAAAGAAAACCCACAGGATCAGCACGACTGCACAGCCAATCAAAATCCATTCCGACCCTTCTTTCATGGCAAAAGCCCCTCCCTTTTATGTTGCTGATAATAGTAATTATCAAAACCAACTGCGATTGTCCAATTAGGGGATGGGGCTGCTACCACCCCATCCCCCCGCCTACCACTAATCAATTGTGATTAAAATAAATTCCATCCATCAGACAGTAGAGCTGCCGCACCAGGTGCACATCGTTGGCGGCATACTCCCGGCGCTGCTCTGGCGGCATCTGCTCGAACATGCTGCCATCCAGATCCGGTAAGGGATTGTCCAGCCGGTAGAGCTTCGCCACCTGCTTCAGCCCCTTCCACTTGCCGAACTCCCAGTTGTAGAGAATCATCATCAGGTCCGTCACCGGCTCGGTTCGGAATTTCGCCAGGTTGGGCGCGAAGGGCACCGAGACCTGCAGCGCCATCGACCGCCGCAGCAGATAGATCAGGTCAAACCCCAGCACGTTGTACCCGCAGCAGCGCCCGCCACATTCCGAGAACTTGCGCCAGAAACCGGCCAGCAGGTCGCGCTCGGAGTAAGCGCACTCAATAACCTCGGCGTCGGTCTCGACCAGCTCTTCATCCGTGGTGAGCCTGGCCCAGTACACGTCCCCCACCATGCACACGGTGATGGGTCCGTTGACATCGGTGGCATAGCTGATGCTGGCGATCTTGCCGTAGTCCGGGTCCAGCGCAGCCTTCTCAATCTGCTCGGCGCGCGCCTCTTCCAATGCGGCCGCAATCTTGGCCGGGTCTTTCAGCGCCCCCGATACCTTGGGGTCAGGCATCAGCGGGATATTTTCCAGGTTCTTCTCGGTTTCCAGATCAAAGAACAGAATCGGTTTCATTTGGTTTTCCCTCCCAGGTCGTTCTCAAGTTCCATGTACAGCACGACGTGCTTTGAAAAGTACAGCCGCCAAATCGCCCAGGGCAGTAGGATTGTCGTCAGTGTTCCAAGGGTGAGCAACAACTTCCACGTCTTCATTAGCCACCCACCTCCGGGTTAATCACTTGCATTGGATTGGTTGGGATGACACCCATCGGCACCAGCAGGAACGAAGGCAGGCTGCGCAGGCCCATAGAGATCATGTACGCGGTCTGACTGATGACACTGACCAAGCTGGGCGCCAGCGTTCCCGCCGGCACGCTCTGCCACCCGTTGGCTTCCAACCAGGTCGTGAACTCGCCCGCGGTCTGCCAGCAAACTTTATTGGCGTTGCAGAACTTGGCGAGATCAAACGCCTCGCCCGCCCGGTTCAACACTGCAAAGGCGTACTTCTCCCCGACCGGCCAGCCCAATACCACCAGCTCTACGTTCGGATTGGTGAAAACGAACGTGCCCGGTTGCCCACGCACAGCCTGGGCCATGCCCGACATGGTTCTATACACATCGAGCGGCGCCACCTGCACAGCCGCGCAGCTATGCAGCAGCACAATCACGATCAGGATCGAAACGATCAACGCAAACCCTTTTTTGACCATTTCAAAATTCCTCCCAAGATCCACACTTGGGGCAGACCGCGAAGGCGCGGTAACTCGCCCCCTTATGAAAGGGCATGTACTCCATGCCCTTGTCACCACACTCTGAGCACTTGCTCTCGGAACACACCGCCCTATCAATCGCGGCAGCATCCTCGCCAGGCTCCTGATACTCATAGCCCTGCAACGCCATGAACTCAAGCAGCTCGTCCATTACTTGCCTACCTTCAGGTCGCGCACTTTGGCCGCAGCCTTGCGCAGGCTTTCCGCCACCTTCGGATTTTCCGTGATGACGGTGAGTTGATCTACCCCTAGCATGCCCAGGGTAGTCGTACCAAATTGGATTTTCATTTCCGGGATCTCGGCCGGCTGCGGCTTGGGCGCTTGTGTTGGTTGCGCTTCGGTCTCGTGCTCCGACTCAACCTCTTCCTCTGCCGGCTGCCAGTCTCCGTCTGTGCAATCGTCTCCAAACGTTTCCGGGTTGTACCCTAAGTCGTCCGCCTCCTCTTCCTCGACCGGTACGGGCGCGCCCTTCGGCACATTCAGCCCGCCATCCCCAAGCAGCATCTGCTCGGTGCCCTTGGGCAGCGCCCGGCTGGCCATGTGCGCCAGCATCTTCTTCACCCAGTTCGGGTCAGCCTCGACCGAGATCAAGCCCTTACTGATGCGCTGGGCCTGGCCGTCTGGTTTTACCCAGGTAATTTCTTTCATGCGCCGGGTCAGGGTCAGGGGCACCCCCGCCAGTTTTTGCGGCAGGCCCATGGTCATCATCGCCAGCGCGTTGAGCTGCTCGGTGATATTGAGGCAGTCATAAAATGAGGTGGTGTGCAGCGTAAAATACGCGAAGCGTCCCAGCTCGGGCAGCACGAACTTCAAGCGGCCGACTGGCTTGGCATAGATCGAAATTTCTTTGTTGTTGCTGCGGGAAACATACGAGCCAACCGGGGTCTTCGGGTCAAAGGCCCGCTCCGGTTGGCCGTTCGCCACCACGACCTCACCGGTCTTGGTATCGACCAGGCGGATAAACTTCTCGCCATCCGCCCGGGCCACCATGCGGCCGGCGGTGTAGGCTTCAAACCAGCAGTCCCAGGACTCCGGGACGGTCTGGAACGGCAGCACCACCGTCAACTGTTTGACCTTGAGCCCGCCGAACTTGCCTATAAACTCGGCCTGGCTCTCGTCATTCCCCGGGAAGAAGCCCACCCGAAAGAGGGTGTTCAGGTCTTTCCCAATGGTGCCGTTGCCCTTCGGGTCGCCCTTGCGCACGTACCCGACGGGTGGAAAATTCAGATTGTTCTTAAAGTTTTGGATCACAACAGACCTCCTAAAAACCTAACTCGGCTAAAATGCGCTCTGGCGCGCGGCGCTGTACCCGGAAGATGCCGGCGGCGGTCAGGTTATGCCAGGCTTCCGCTGCGCGCTCCCGGTCCTCCGCTTGCATGCGGGCTACAAAGTTCTTACTGTGCAGCCCCACCACCCCACACTGCGGACAAACCACGATCAGCCCCACCCCCGGGCGGTTCTCAACTACCAGGTGCCCCCAGCAGGAAGCACACAGATAGTCCCGTACCGTCTTGGCTAAGTCGCTGATCCACACCCGATCTTGTGACACTATTGACCTCCTTTATCGACCTTGCTATAATGGGGGTCACACCTGACCCAACAGGCACGACCTCCAATTCCCCTGACCCCCCCAGGGGAATTACCCTCTTATATCCATTTCATTCGCTCACGATCACACGCCTCGGCAATTTCCTTACTGGTGTCGTCTTCGGAAATGGTTGCCCAAAAGGTTTCCCAGGCGGCGTCCCATTCGGCCCGGGTAGCAAGCCGGGCTTGCATCGCATCACCCAGCCGCTTCGATGCCTGCCGGCTGCGCACCTGCCAGGCTTCGCTGTTCGGGCTGGCCTCGGCTACCATCTGCTTTACTACCTCGCGCTTGTTGATCCACTGCCGGTTTTCCCCGCGCTCCTGCAGCCACCACCCATGCACGCCCCGGCTCATCGTTTACCGTCCCACTTGATCCCGGCGATGTCGCGCCCGGTCTTGCAGAGCGCCCAAACACCCAACACCGCCACTATGCCCCAAACAAGCACGTCCATTGAACCCTCCTAATACTCAACCGGATTTGCAACCCAGGCGCCATCATAGACGCACAAGGTACACTGGCAGTCGGGATGATGAAGACCGGTCTGGCGGCTGTAGCCGGCGTAGGGATCGCGCTCTTCCTGCATGCTGGTATCGGTCTCGCCGGTCCACTCTTTCCACTCGCGCACGTAGTCAGCGACGTGGGCGAGTGAAACGGTCTCAGGATTGTCGGCGTTGACCAGCCACCGGTACACATCGTCCAGCAGCCCACAATCCGGGTCGCCATCGCACTTGTGAAGATGATCGTGCACAGCCTGAGCAACTTTCAAAATCCGCTTGTCTTCCATCCCGCCCTCCCCTACTCTGAAAACGGACTGTCACTGACAGGCGCAATCTCTACGCCCTGCATGGCCCGCATGACCCGGGCTGATTCGGCCTTGCGCTGTACTTCGGCCTCGACCAACACACAGACCATGCCCTTCAACGTGCGGTGAGACTCGCGCGCCAACTGCTCTAAGTCGGCTTTGATGTTCTTGGGCAGTTCCATCACTACCCTTTCTTCGGTTTCGCTCATATACCCTCCATCGTGCTGCGGCTAGAAAAAACGTGCAACTGCACGATAACTATAGCAAATTGTACAGAAAATGTCAAGCAGTATATACACTTTTGTTACATTGGGGATAATAAGAACAGAATGAAAGAAAAAGGGATCTTAGGAAACTGGCTGGAAAAGAAGTTTGTCGCCTGGCAAAATGAAATTGGCCGGCGAACCACCGTCAAGGAATTTGCGGAATATTTGGGGGTGAACTCAGACTACCTGAATCAATTGCTGAACGGCAACCGCAAGAAGTGCAGCATGCAGGTGGCGCAGCAAATCGCCCAGGCCCTGGGTGATTATGAGATTATGGATATTTTGGGCTACAGGCGCCCGGAAGCCTCAGACATATTGGCCCCATTGCCGGCGTCTTTCCGTGATCCATTCTTGGCTGCGCTCAAAGAAGCCAGGTCCGAGCTGGTCAGTAAAGGGATTTTATACGACTCCCCCGATGCAGAGGAAATTATTAAAAAGGCGTTCGCCAGGCATGGTGTCAAGATCGACGTTGAACGGCGGTGAGATCGCCCCATATCGTTATTCATTATCTCTCCGGTTGTGACTTGGTAACAAGATTGTAGTCCGTTTTTTTTTTTTTTCTAATTAAACCAGTCTAAACTACCGTCGTCGTGCCTTTCATTTTTGTTTGTGGTTTTCTGGATAAACAATTAATGTTTTGTTCTACTAATTAATTATTAGAACAAGATAAGCATAGCACCTTAATCCCTGGTTTCCAAGGGGGAGAGGGGTAGGATTTTTTACCAAAAGAGGGTAGTGATTTTAACCACCCGGGGAGGGATGAATGAAAGTGCTGGGCATCATCGGAAAGATCCTGGTGTTATGGGTCGCGCTCTCCATTATTTGGGGGTTTGCAACCCGGGCGGGTACCTTCGGTTGGGTCATCCTGGGGGTGGCGGCCATCATCTACTTTGTCTTGCGGGGTTCGAATAAACGCAACCAACAGGGATAAGCGTAATCGCAGCACGCATGTATTGCATGGGGGGAAAGCCCAAAAAATGCCACCGTAGTTCTCTTATCTACCACCAAACAGGTATACAAGCGGTCCGTAGTTCAGTTGGTTAGAACGCATGTATCACACACATGAGGTCCGGGGTTCGAGTCCCTGCGCGTCCACCATAAATCGCTTGTGTACCCTGGTTAAGGTATACAAGCGATTTCCGTTTCACTATAGCTTGTGTACCATAGAACTCTTGTATGGAGGGGTATGGACCTGCACAAAGCTATTGAAGGTTTCTTGATTTCCCGAACGGCAGACGGTTATAGCCCGGCCACTCTGGAAATGTATCGCTGGGCGCTGGCTCTGCTGGTCCGGCGCCTGGGCAATCCTGAACTCGGCATCATCCAGCCGGCTGATATTCAATCCTTTTATGCCTGGCTGCGGTCTGATTATGTGCCTACCCGGGCCAGTAAATCAACTGAGCCTCTTTCTTCGCGGTCGGTTGAAAACGTCTGGATCTCCCTGCGCTCGTTCTTCGGTTGGGCGGCGAAAGAGCTAAAGATTGATCGGCCCGATCTGGTTGTAAGCCGGCCAAAGTATGGGCCTTCGGTGGTCGAGCCCTTGAGCGTGGAAGAGATCAAAGCCATGCTCCAGGCTTGCGAACGGACCAAAGAAGCCAAGACCGAGAAGCGCGCCGCCTGGTCGCAGGTCCGCCCAACGGCTGCGCGGGATGCCGCCCTGATCCTGGTGCTGCTCGATACGGGGGTACGCATCTCGGAGTGTGCCAGGCTGCGGGTAAAGGACGTGGATTTGACGACTGGGGAAGTCACTGTCTCAGCGTTTGGAACCGGTCGCAAAACAAAAGGGCGGCATGTGTACCTGGGGAAACTGGCAAAAAAAGCCGTATGGCGTTACCTGGCCAGCCGCGAAGACCCGGCGCCTGGGGATTACTTATTCCTGACCGATGACGGTCACTGCATGAATCGCACTTCGCTGCGCCTGCTGTTGAATGGAATCGGAAAACGCGCGGGGGTGGATCATCCCCACCCCCATCGCTTTCGGCATACGTTTGCGGTTGAATATTTGCGGAATGGCGGCGACCCGTTCACGCTTCAGCGCTTGCTCGGTCACTCCACCTTAGAGATGGTCAACCACTACCTGCAATTGGTCAATGCTGACCTCGCCCAGCGTCATCGCCAGGCCAGCCCAGCCGACCGCATGGGCCTATGACGGCCATAACTCCGGGTGGATGCTCCACAGCAGCGTCAGCTTTTGCTGATCGCTCAATTCTGCCGGCGGCTCGACCGGCTTCACCTTCGCCCAGGCAGCAAACTCCGCCGGCGTCCCGGTAAACTCATCCAGGTCCACCCGGCCCGAGATGCCATCTACTGCGCCACTTGACGTCCATTGGTAGAACAGCCAGGGCCACCAATCCGGGCGCAGCGGCTCAATCTTCGGATCTCCGGTGTAATTGGCGATAAACAGCGGGCAGACCTTGAATTTTGTAAAGTCATACTCCGGGCTCTCATTAATGCACATTTGAAGGTACCACATGCCGCTGTAGAAAATGCACCACACCCCCCACATCTCATGGACCCGCTGGATGAAAGCCCAGGCGCATTCAAACGCATCGGCCCCGCTGATGTCGGTTCGCATCAGGTTGGTCCCATCCTCGAAGTCCAGCATGGGTGGCAGCTCGCCCTTGCGATTATGGCTCATAAACCAATCGGCTTGAGCAGCTCCGCTCAGGCGCCGCCCGTCCGGGGTAGCCAGGCGCAAATAATGGTACCCGCTGCGTAAGATCCCCACCTTGCCCGCACCATCCCAGGCGTCTTCAAAAACATCTTTGTAGCCGGCGCCTTCGCTGATCTTGATAAAGGCGAACAGAATGCCGGCCGCTTTCACCAGCAGCCAGCTCAAGATTTTATTCCAGCTTGAAACGTCAATCCCTTTGGCTCGTTCCAATCTCGCCTCCCCGTTCTGGACGTGCGGTAGATAAATTTTCATGCGTACTTATTGGTCAATGCGGTCAAAGCCGCCTGCCCCAAATCCGTCAGGGTTGCAATATACCCGGCCGGCAGTTTCACATCGGTAGGGCCCGGGTTGGCCGGCAGCGTTTCCCAATAGGTTTCGGTTTGGGTTGGCCCCCACTGCTTGCCGGTGCTGTCGTGCAGGGTATAGCTGACCATTACCTTTCTCTCGACCGGGAACACGGAATAACAAACGAGCTTGATCTGATTGAGCGTGATGGTGTGCGCCATAATCCTCCTAGTGGACGATGCAAAGATAGTCGGGGTTTCCCCCGGTGCGGTAGAACATTCCGGCCATCATCCCCGCGGCGACCGCTGCGTCGTTGTTGGCATGGACCGGAACGCCATATAAACCGACGCCTGCGCCGCCGCCTACGGGGTTCAAAATGATTGCGAAATTCGTCGCCAGGTTGCCGACCAGCCGGTTTTGCAGCCAGGACATGCCGCTGTTGTGGGTTCCAAAGTCGAGGCCGACCGAACTGGTATGGACGCGCAGCACCACATTGGCGTCAGCGGTGCCAGATGACGCGGGCCAGGCCCCCGTTCCAGTCCCCAGCAATTCAAGCCTGCCGTTATCATCAAGCGTGGCTCCCGACCCCTGCACCACCCGCCCGGTCGTGCCGTCGGCGCGCATGATGGAATGATCTGCCACCACCTGCCCCATACTCAGCTTCAGCACCTGCGCGCTCAGCCGGTCCAGGTCCGCCCGCAGCTTGCGAATCATCTCGCTGTCTTCGCTCATAACACCTCTCGCTTCGCGTGAGCTACAGCTGCTTCGACGGTCGCGCTGTCTTCCTCGCTCACCAGCACCACCCGGTAGCCGGCTTGTTCTGCGGCGCTTTGCTTCAGTTCATCCTCTACTCGGGTCTTGGCGGTATGCCAATATGAACCCTGGATAAAAATCGCGCAAGCGCGCGGGGGAACGTAGGCGACAATATCAATCATTTGGCTGCCGCGCGCGCCATACAGACCAATCGGCACCTGCTGCCGATACTCGATCTT